AAACCTTTCTTGGGCTTTAGGTATGCCTCCTTTTAATAAACAATCTATCGGGTTACTTACTGACATTGCTCTGTAAATATTTTAATGAATAGCATCCACTCTTTTTCGTTCTGCTGTATTCTTTTCTTTCTTTCTTCTAATATTTTTGTTTCATGGCTATGAGTATAACTAAATGTTCCAGCTCCGCCCCCGCCGCCTCCTGATGGTGTTGGTGGTGGGGTTGGAGGTGTACCGCCAAAATTCAAATAACCTGCAACCGCAATAACAAGTACCGCTTTTGTGGTTCTTTTTAAATACCCATCGGTTGCTATTTTTAAACTATTTAAACTCATTGCCTTTGAAGAGTGCTGATTGTTTCACCATCGCCGCCTATCACAATATCTATTCCTGTTGCTGTTCTTGATGTTGGTGTTATCGTAACAGGAGCAGAAGCGTCTAATCCCTGCAAACGATGCAACTCATCTACCAATGTTTGTATCTGCGCCAATATCCCACCCGCCTCTGTTGACAAATAACTTCCCGGCAATGCTGTTGCCCACGGGTCGCCTGCACTTGCAGCACTATTCATTTTGTTACCCATTGTTCCTGCTGTATTGAAACTTGCTGCAATGCTATTCCATACTGCTGCTGCTAAACTTTCAGGACTTAATGTTGAGGACGAAGTAATATCGGCAGCTAAAGAAGCTGTTCCAAAAAATGTTCCTGCTACCGTACCACTACCCGTTACTTCAGAAACAACAAAAGCAATTAGACTAAGAGATGATGTTAAATCACCTTCCCCGGCTAATGCTGCTGCCATCTCCAACTTACCTACCAGCGAAGCGGATATATCGCCTGATGCCAAAATATCACAAGCAAGCTGTATCACAAGAGAAAGGCTGCTTGTTATATCCCCGCTACCTGTTATTGCGCTTTCAGCGGCCAATCCCATTGCCATTGCAAACGTATTGGATGATGTGCCGGATATAGTTGTGGTAGAACTTAACAAAGCCCCTTTGTCGCCCATTACTAAACTGTACGGCGGGTTTGTTCCTGTCGGGAAGCCATCTCTTTTTATCTGTTCAATATTGCTATCTGTTTGCGACTTCCCGTAGTACCCTCTCATTACATGGGGTCTTAAAAATTGGCATGGGTTGGTTATGCCACTATGATTGTGGCCGCAAATCTGATTAATATATGAATAGTTAGCTATGAGCATTACCCGTAAATGAAAGTTAAAAGCCCGCTGATTGCACTTGAAGCGGGTGTTGCCACGCCACTACCTAACGCAAAGTACAATGCAGCCCCATCATATATTCTTGGCATGGAAGGATATTCAAACAAAAAGTTTCTTTCACTTGCCAAACCTAATGTGCTTAATGGGAAACGTCCAATTTCTTTTACCAATGCAACGGTATATGTACCCGACACATAGTTAACAGAATTTTGTATGGTGTTTATTTCTGCAATACCGCTATCTCCCGACTGCAAAGGCATCATGTAGTTATACTTACCCGTACCCGTTGCCCCTGTATAAAGTATATGGCTATTACTTGCCGCTGTTTTACCAATGGGAAGCACTGTTGGGGTTGCCCTTGAAGTTGCTTGTGCTGAATTAGTGTAACCTAATGCAAGGTTCGGGGTAGCTGCACCCATAGCTGTTGCGGCAGGGTTAAAAATAATCGCCTGCACCCCTGCACCATTTGTATATCTTGGCAATAACCATGTTATCGTGTGCGTACCCGTTCCGGTAGTGGTAATATCTATCTGTGTTCCTGCAATAGCGTTGGCATAGGTGGTGGCTAATTCAAATGTGCCGTCACTCATTTTTATAACATAGTAATCGGTTGCTGTTGCCAATGGTGCAGGCAAAGTTGTTGTTGTTGTTAACCTTACCCTTGTTCCTGTCAAGATATTGCTTGGCAGGTTTGTAGTGCTTGTATAGGTCATTAAATCCGTACCGGCATCTGCTGTAAATGTTGCGCTACGTCCTAATGTGTTGGTTGTCGCTTGTGCAGTAATGGTAGTAACGGAAGTTACCCTGTAAAATCCTATCACATCAAGTAAGGCAACGGTGCAAGGAACGACTGTTGCTGCTGCTGATACAACGTGACCACTTAATAAATATTTATTATACCCCGAAGCCTGTACATTCCCTCCATGCTGCAAGCATCCTGCATTAGTAGTAGTATCTTCTACGGCTTGAAAGGTAAGGTTAGCACCGGCATCAAATATAGCATCGGCGGCAGGATTACCCGCCCCTCTTGCCATCATGTGCCATTCGTTAGCTACTGCTGCTGCTGTTGGGTTAAAGTTTTTACCGAAGGACGTATCCCATTTTTGCCCTAAACTAAGAGCATTTATTATTTGGTCGTTTGAAGCGAAACCTGCCATGATTTTATTTTTTAATTGTTATCGTTCCATATTACTTTTAAATCCCCACGAAGGACTGTTGCTGCCAAACTTCCGAGTGGCAAGCAAAGCATCCCTAAGAAGGCATCATCATATATTCTTACCAAATCTGTTGTAGGTACTAAGAAATCTTTTTCATAGGGTACGGTTACTTCTCTAAAACAATGTTGAGCCAATGGCTTTACTAATACCAAAGCAAACAAGCCCGTATCTACTCCGAGCATGGTAACGCTTTCTATGCTTCTTACCCCACTATCTCCCAACTGTAACCCTATAAATGGATTTGATGCGTTTACCGTTGCCGTGTTGCTCCCTAACACATTACCCACCACCGTTGATGTATTCATTGTTACAGTCTGACTTGTTCTGCCTGCAACCCCATCTGAATTAGTATAGGTAAAGAAGAACTGCTGCCCACCCGTACCGGCATTGGTTTGTATAGCCATTACCTGCACTCCCTTTCCATCTGTATATCTTGGTAACGTAGCAACATTTGTCATTGCTTGTGCATCGGTTGTTCCCTCGTCAATAAACGGATAGAACATAAGATAGTCGCAAAGGATTGTATTCATAGGCAATGCTGTTACGGCACTTGCCATTGTAGTCATTCTTCGTAGGTATTTTTCAGAAGGGGAAACATTTGGCCCATGATACAATCCCCCATCTGTTGACTGTCTTAGTTGAGTAGCCGTAGTGATAGCCCCAATATAATACTGCGGGGCAGGCATCCCCGGCGACATGGAAGTATCAAACCATAAGCCTGTAATGGTTGTTTGCGAAGGGGTTTTGCGCCAAATGTAATTCCTTACCTTGCCGTCTAATTCCGCATTAACAACTTCGCCTATGGTTTTAAATCCTGCCATTTATTTTATCCTTTAACGCCACCGGAAGCCCTTATTACAGTTGCTTCCATGTTGGCAATTATCGTTGCATTTTCACACTTACAAGCCTTTATCGGCTTTTCATTAGGGATAACTATAACAGCCATCCCACAATTGCTACATGAGTATTTTGGCTTGCTCATATTAAATGTTTTGTTTGTATCAACTTTCCGTGGCTGTGAGCGAACTTATAGCAAATTGAGCCTGAATACCCGTAGAAATATCTCTACTTGAAGTCAATGCTCCAAAGTAAAGCAACTGCCCTGCACCGCTTGAAGCAGTACCAATAGCAACATAGGTTACCGTATTAGAGCCGGACGAACATTCAGGAAATTGAATAAGCCCTGTGTTGGCTGTCGCCCCTGCTGAAGCTGCTGAAAATCCTGTTGCGGCGGTAACTGCTACCCTTGCATAAGAACCAAAGGTAGCTTCATTAGTAGTTTGGTCGCCCCCTGCACCGGGAGTAGCCGTATGCAATGAAACATACCTTGTCGCCCCACTTCTCCATGCGGGGTCAACTGCCCTTAATATGGCATTAATTGTGTCGTTTGCTGTGATTAATCCTTTTGGCATTTTGTTTGTTTTAATATTATTTTAATTCCTTCTTACCACCCATTGATTATCCAATAATTTGCTGTTTCTCATAATATGGTCATAAACCCTACCTCTCCTGTACCCCAAAGCATCCTCGCAAGCTGAAGCATTTTTAAATTCAATAATTTCATTAGTTATCGTATTTTTTGCAACTACGGAGTACAAAGTAGCATTATCGGAAGATATAGCTCTATAAAAAGCCGCATTTCTTTTTTTAGTTTCACTGCACTTTTTAGACCTTTCAGCAATTTGTTCTTTGGTATATACAGCTATGTTAGGATGCTTATACCCAGCATTAGTTCTACCCCCTAGGCACAAATTATATCCAAATTCATCACTCATTGTATTATAGTCTTTTATGTATAGTTTCTCTAACTCATAAGCATCAATAGCAGAAAGGCGTTCATGTAAAACCTTTTTATCGACATTCTCCCACCCGTATTTCTTTATAGCTCTTCCCAATTTTGTACTGTTTGCCGAATTTTCTTTATGCTTATGCTCTCTCATTCTTTTTTTAAACCCACAAGACGTTATACCAAAATACAGTTTCCCATTAGGAAAAGTAAGTACATATAATACAAACTCAATATTCCCACTTCCCTTTGGCATAATATTTGTATTCGATTATTACATAGTCAATCTCCCCACTAAATCTATTTCTTTCTGCTTTTAATTTTACGGGTAGTGGCCTTTCCTCCTTATCCTCCAACGCAATTAACCTATCCCCAATCCCCTGCATTATTTTTGATAAATCCCCCAATGCTTGCACTACTTTATCTTGATTGGTTTCTACTTTTACCTCTTGCTTTTCCTGCTTGTTTAATTGCCCAACCGCCTTTACAAAGTTATTAATTGCATCTCTATTTTCCGCCATTAATTTCTTTAATTCAGGGTCTTCTTTGGGCATGGAAGTTAGGGCGGTGGCTACTTGTTTCAAAAGCCCCGTTGTTTCTTTGTGCCTTATCTTTTCCCTTTGTTCGGC